AAGGAAAAGCAAGAGAAAGTGGAAGGCAAAGCAACGCATTACTTGGAGGTAGACGATTGGAAGCCTGTACAGGTAGCAAACAAGCCGACAGAGAAGCGCATTGTCGAAAATGATAACTTACCCTTCTAAATGAAAAAAAACGATTTGTACGCAATCTTTGCAGCGCTAGTAGGCATTGCCTTACTGGCGTTGCTAAAGATTTCTAGCCTACTGCTTTTTATTGTGCTGCTGGCTTTGTGGACCTTGGCTTGGTCTTGGATTTATGAACGCTGCAAATGATTGAGTTTAAAATAAACGAGAAGCCTTTAAGCGTCAATTTAGCTTGGCAAGGGAAAAGATTTAAAACGCCAGCCTACAAAGATTACGAGAAAGCAATGCTCTTGCGTATGCCAGCGTCAAAAGTAGACACAAGCGAAATGTTACGAGTTGAGTTTTTCTTTGGCTTTAGCAACAAGGCAAGTGACCTAGACAACCCAGTTAAGTTGTTGATGGACATTGCACAGAAAAAGTACGGTTTTGACGACAAAAACGTTTTTGAGTTAAACGTGCGCAAGTGCTTGGTAAAAAAAGGAGAAGAGTTTATACAAATGGGCATTTATCAGCTATTACCTTTTTAATGAAAACAATAAATAGTTTAAGCGGAGGCAAGACATCTTCTTATTTAGCGTTGCATTATCCAGCCGATTACGAAATTTTCGCCTTGGTTCAAATCGAGGATATCAATTGCAAACCTAAAGATTTAAGCCTTGTAAAATATGCCTCAGAAAAACTAAGCAAAGATTTTATTGCAACGGCAGAAAGCGACTTGACTTTGTACGCAATGCGTGACTTAGAACAATTACTTGGAAAGGAAATTATTTGGGTTGCTGGCAAAACATTTGACGCACTAAACAAAAAGCAAAAGGCAATACCAAATCAGCAATGGAGGTTTTGTACAACAGAAATGAAAATGCGACCAATATTTGATTGGTGGTATAAAAACATTGGCGAAAAGGTAAAAATGGGCGTTGGCTTTAGGTACGACGAAAAGGAACGTGCAGAAAGGTTTAGTACAAGTTTTAAAGGAATTGTTGGGCAAAAAAACAATAGAAACCAATGGCAAGAAATAGAATGGAGAGAAGGTTATTTTCCATTAATTGAAAATAAAATTACTCATTACCCGATTTACCAGTGGGCGCAAAAAAGTGGCATTATCTTTCCATCAGATAGCAATTGCGTTGGATGCTTTTGGAAGCCAGTACAACAACTTAGAAAAAATTGGGATAATGAGCCATTAAAAATGCAATGGTTTGCAGACCAAGAAAAAAAAGCAACATGGAAAAAGGAAATGAGTTATGAGCAAATTAAAACAATAGGTTTGCAACAAGACTTTTTTTTTGGAACTGGTAGCGGATGCCAAGCTGGTTTTTGTACGGATTAAACAAAAATCTTGGTTTTAACTTGGAATCAAATCGCAATCTTATATTTGCGTAAAGATTAACACAATGAGCATTTACGAAGGGTTACTAATTAAGAAAGCAAGGAAGCAAGCTGGATACAATCAGCTAGATTTGTGCAAGAAAATTGGATTGAGTCATGCACCAATTAACCATGTTGAGAATGGCTTGGAGTCAATAAGCCTTTTTAACTTGCGCAAGATTTGTGACGAGATTGGTTTGGAGGTAGTAATAAAGCGAAAAGATGGCTAAAGGTTACCCAATTTCAAAGCCTGACTATTCGCTGGAGATTCGTTACCGATTAAGAGACGGACAATGGTCCCCTTGGTCAAACAAAGGAAAGGGAAAGTTTGAAAGTATGGATATAGTACAAAGACAGATTAGAACGCTAGCAGCATCTTACCAAGGAAGAGAGAAAGAAGTTAGATTTGAATGGAACGGAAAGCTTTGCAATTTTACAGGCGAGCCTACTGGTCAAACAATAATATTAATGTAGTTATTTTGGGTTTTTGTTAATCGAAAAAGGCTTGGGTTCTGCTCAAACTTTTTTTTAAAATTAAATTAAAGCAATATGAATATACAGAAAGTAAAAATCTCAGAGGTAAAAAGTAATCCTAATAACCCAAGGTTGATTAAGGATGACAAGTTTAACAAGCTTGTTAAATCAATTAAGGAGTTTCCAAAGATGCTCGAAATTAGGCCAATAGTAGTTAACTCAGATATGATTGTGCTTGGGGGTAATATGAGGCTAAAAGCTTGCAAAGAAGCAGGATTAAAGGAGGTTACAATCATTTTTGCAGAAGACTTAACAGAAGACGAGCAGAAGCAATTTATAATTAAAGACAACGTTGGCTTTGGTGAATGGGATTGGGAGCAGTTGGCTAACGAATGGGATGCGGAAAAATTAGAGGAATGGGGTTTGGATATACCAAAATTTGAGGATTTCGAAGAACCAAAAGATTTATCGGATAGTTTAACTCAAATGTTTAAAATTGAGGTTAATTGTAATTCAGAAGAAGAACAAGAGAAAACTTATAACAAACTTATTGAACTAGGATTTGAATGCCGACTTTTAACATTATAAAAGAAGTAAAACCAAAGCAAACATTTAGAGTTGCTTCAGTAATTGGTAAATTTGATTTACAATCAGAACATATTGTAGAAAAATTTGAGGGTAATATTGATTTGTCAAACAATTGGCAAATAGGAATAATTGTTGGAAAATCAGGTACAGGAAAAACAACAATAGCAAAACAACTTTTTCCCGAATCATATATTACTAATTATGATTATCAGTCAGAGACAGTTTTGGATGATATGCCTAAAAATTGTTCAATCGATGATATTACTCAAGCTTTTAATTCTGTTGGATTTTCTTCTCCTCCATCTTGGCTAAAACCATATTCAGTTTTATCTAATGGTCAAAAAATGAGAGTTGATTTAGCAAGAGCAATTCTTGAAAATCAAGATTTATTTGTTTTTGACGAATTTACATCTGTCGTTGACAGACAAGTTGCTCAAATAGGCTCATTTGCAATGCAAAAAGCAATTAGAAAGACAAAAAAACAATTTATAGCAATTTCTTGCCATTTTGATATAATAGATTGGCTTTTGCCTGATTGGATTTTTAATACTGATACAATGACCTTTCAATCTCTTGAAGGGCAAAAAAAAAATAGACCAGAAATTAAATTTGAAATATTCAACACAAAAGATAAGGGAATATGGAAAATGTTTGCAAAGCATCACTATTTAAGTCATTCTCATAATAATGCATCAGAAGTTTATGTGTCAATTGTAAATAATGAAGTAGCAGGATTCATTTCAATTTTACATTTTCCACATCCTAGTGCAAAAAATATAAAAAAAGTTCACAGATTGGTTGTTCTTCCGGATTATCAAGGTCTTGGTATAGGCATAAAATTATTGAATGAGATTGGTTATTTTTACAAAAAACAACAACAGAGATTTAACATCGTTTCTTCTTCACCATCATTAATAAATTCATTAAAAAAATCAAAAAATTGGATTTGTACTAGAAGTGGAAGAACAAAAAGTCAAAGTAAAGGTAGCACAGTTGGAAATATGAACACATCTCAAAATAGAATTACAGTTTCATTTGAATTAAAATAATGGCACGACCAAAATCACCAATCGACTGGATAGAAATGGGGCGACTCGTTCAGGCTGGATGTACAGGAGTTCAATGCGCTGCCTATTTAGGCATTGACGAGGAGACATTTTACAACCGATGCAAGGATGACCTCGCAATGGGTTTTACCGAGTTTTTGCGGCAAAATAGGAGCAAGGGAGATGCGTTGTTACTTGCCAAGCAATACGAAGCAGCTTTAAAGGATAAAGACCGTGGAATGCTTATTTGGCTAGGCAAACAAAGACTAGGACAACGAGATAAGTTTGACCACGACCATACAACTAAAGGCGACAAGATAACGCCACCAATAGAGTGGATTCAATCCGAATAATAGACAAATACAAGCCTTTATTTTTAGAGGTTCCTAAAACACGTTATTACCTTATAACTGGAGGTCGAGGTAGTGGTAAGTCGTGGACATTGTCAATGTTTCTGTTAAACCTAACTTACGAAGAGGGCCACGTAATCCTTTTTACTCGTTGGACTCTAACCTCTGCGTTTATTTCGATTATTCCTGAATTCATCGACAAAATTGATTTGATGAATAAAGCGGAGGACTTTGAAATAACCCAGTCAGAAATCATTAACAAGGCAACAGGCTCAAAGATTTTATTCAGAGGCATAAAGACTAGCCAAGGGACTGCAACGGCTAATCTCAAGTCAATTGCTGGCGTTACAACCTTTATTCTTGACGAATCCGAGGAGTTAATGGATGAGGATGTATTCGAACGAATCGACCTATCTATTCGTGCCGTAAACAAGCCAAACAGAGTTATTTTGGTAATGAATCCTAGTTACAAATCTCATTGGATTTATAACAGATTTGTAAAGCATCAAAGAGAAGACACAAGCTACATTCATACCACATACCTAGACAACCAAAAAAACTTGTCTCCATCTTTTGTGGCCCAAGCTGAACGGACTAGAACTGAAAACCTACATCGCTACAATCATTTATTCCTTGGCCATTGGCTCGAAGACGCCGAGGGGATGTTGTGGAATAGGCAAATAATTGAACGTCTTAGAATGGCGAATTCGCCACAATTAGAACGCATTGTCATATCAGTTGACCCAGCGGCATCCGCCAATTTAGTTTCAGATGAGACGGGTATAATTGTCTGTGCTAAAGATTCAAATGGAAATGGATATGTGTTGGAAGATTTAAGTGGTAAATACTCACCTAGCCAATGGGCAGCAGTTGCCGTTAAAGCATTTGAACGCTGGAACGCCGATTGCATAGTTGCCGAGAAAAACATGGGTGGAGACATGGTAGAAAGCGTTTTAAGGTCGCAAAACACGACCGCAAGAATAAAGCTAGTAAATGCAACTAAGGGTAAATACGTCAGAGCCGAGCCTATCTATTCACTTTATGAGCAAAATAAAATTTATCACATTGGCCAATTTCCAATCCTTGAAAATCAAATGATTACATTTGACCCTGATAAAGGCAAGTCGCCTGACCGAGTAGATGCGCTTGTTTGGGGATTTACCGAATTACTTTTGGGTTCAAAATTTACCTTTTCAATATGAGCAAAGAAACAATTGCAGCGATTATTCTAATGTTTATCACATACGTGCTGATTGCATTTATAACTTTAGATTTTAATCCGCTTACATGGCATTGGGTAGCAAGAGCTTCCATGCTTGTAATTTGGTTTTATGGAACTACATTTTTAGAAAAAAATAAATAGGTATATTTGTTAAAACGAATATGCTATGCTATTAAAGGCTCTTCAGAATTACATCACGCCACAAGTCATGCCAACCAAGACTTATCCCGATGTAAATCTGCTCAATCAAATCCTATACGGCCAATTTACGGCTTCGACTCTTGTTGTTTGGTATGACTCAAACCAGCAAACTTTTATTGACCAAGGTTACAAGGGAAACGCTTTAGTTTATTCAATTATTCGAAAAATAGCAGAGAAGGGCAAGCAATGCCCTACTTACGTTTATAAAGAAACTCAAGCAGCAAAGAAATACAGAGGGGGGAAATACAACTCTAAGGAGTTAAACAGATTGCAAAGCATAGCGTTTAGAAAAAAAGAGCTGCAAGATGTTAATTACTCTGACCCAGTAAGCCAGCTAATTAAAAACCCTAACCCGATGCAAACTTGGGCGGAGTTTTTAGATGCCATGCTAACGTGGTACAATACTAGCGGTGAAATATTTGTTTATGGCTTTTCTCCAGCTGAAGGACCAAATAAGGGCAAGATTAAGGAGATGTACGTAATGCCGTCAAACTATGTGGAAATTGTAGCTGGTAATTTGTTTGAGCCTGTGAGAGGCTACAAATTGATTATTGGCGACCAAAACATTGAGATACCAGCAGAACAAGTATTGCACATCAAAACCACAAACCTTACTTGGGATTTGAACGGCGCACAACTTAGAGGTATGCCTCCCCTATTGGCTGGTTTAAAGACCTTACAAGCAAACAACGAAGCGACCGAGGCAAAGCAAAAGACTTTCCAAAACGGAGGCGCCAAAGGTATTATTTCGCCTAACATTACAAACCCTGAGTTTTGGCCATCGCCTGACCAAAGGGCAAAAATGGATGAAAGAATTGACGAACGTATTAATGGCAATAAAAACATTAATAAAATAGTTGCCTCTTCTATTCCTTTGCGTTACGATGCAATCGGATTGTCTCCAGTTGCAATGGATATCATTAACTCTCAAAACATGGACTTGCAGACCCTTTGCGGTCTTTGGGGAGTTAATCCAGTATTATTTACGTCTAACGCTACTTATGCC